GGACGGCCGAAAGGCCGGTCTATGCCGTGATCGGGTCACCCGGTCGGGGCAGGGCGAATTCGCATGACCATCGTGGGTACCGCGGTGGAGCTGCAGCTGGATACGGCCTCGGAAGGCACGATCCAGCAGAGACGGAGGTTACGATGACGACGTTGAAGCTCGATGACTGTAGGTTCTATCTGACCCCAATCCGGAACGAGTCGATTGTGGCGGTCGAATGGCTGGAGGGGCACTTCCACATCGTCTATCCGAAGGACGGGACCATGGCGGGCCCGTACGACGCCAGGCACTGCGCTTCCGACTGTATGAGCCGGAGGTATCTGTCCGTCACTACAGGGCTGCCGGTTCTTCCGCACGTCACGGCAGACCGTGTCCTCGAGGCCGTCGAGTTGCTCTTGAGGACCGGGCTGGGGACGACCCCGGGGACGAATCAGGGCCCGCCGGACTTCGGAAGGCAGCGGCTGAGCCTGAATGAGAGGGCTTTCCTCGCCGACCCCCCCCTCTCCTACCACATGGCCACGGAGTACAGGTCCGCTTCGGGCTATCTCGGGTATGCAATGAGGAGAGGCCAGGCGGACGCCAAGGCGAGCGTCCCGAGGTACGCGACGTACATTGATCCGCGGTCAGAGCGGATCATGTCCTTCGCGACTTGGGAACGGAAGGTGGTCAAGATCGGTGACTTCATCTTGGTCGACGATGAGGGGGTCAGGATCTCCGCGATCGTGACCGGCTCTCGACCGTTGGGAGAGGTCGTGGAGTACATGAGGCTCTCCACGTCGCCAGGACGACGGATTCCGTGGATATCCGACGTCGTCGAGTCGACGGCTGTCTCGATGTGCACCTTCATCTCGCGAGGATACAAGGAGGTACGCTGATGCACCCGTACGACGCCGTCCACTGGAAGCTGCTCCCTACCGAGCAGCTCGTTCGCTGGAGGAACGAGGAGTGGCACGAATGGCGCTGCGCCGGTTATCCGGTGGAAGCGGCCCTGGAAGCGCTGGACTTGCTCCAGCTTGCCATGTTCCTGCGGGATGCCCGGCGCGACAGGTTTTCCGGTAGGCTAGCGGTATATGTGATCGTCCACACGGATATCCGTCTGAGCGACGTCGCAGAATGGCGTCGCAAACAAACTCGCCGAGGGAGGCCAGTCGACGACAGCTTCATTCACTTCGTCACCGAATTATACGCCGCTGAGAGAGAGGAGGAACGATAATGGAAGAGAAGAAAGAGGCTCGGCTTATTGCCGAGCTCACGTTTGACGGGACCGGCCCCCTACCCTTAGAGACCGCGCTAGGTGGCGTGGTCGCCCTCACGGTGGCCGAAGCCACGCTGGACGCTCTGCGTGTTCGCAGGCCGGCGCCCCTGGACTACCTCCGCGGCCTGGTAGTCAGCGCCTTGCTGATCTGCGAGGCAGAGCGGAGCGGTGCGCCATCCGGTGCGATCAGCGCGGTGTGGGATGCGCTATCGCTGCGCACCGGTGACCTGCGCGAGAATGCGACATATATGAGACGCGGGTACACGGACCGCGTAGTCGCAATCGTGGACTCGTTTAGGCTCCGCGGTGTGGCGGTCAGCAAGGCGGACGAGGGCCACGTCCTCGCGCGGATGCGCGGCCTTAACGATGAGCGATCGTAAGGAGCCGGTCGGCGGCACCGTGTCCGCCCTCACAGCCATCGAATGGGAGCGGACCGTACCCGCGCCGATCAAGGATTATACGGCCGAGAACGAAGGGAATCCCGAGGGGTATAACGCGTACCTCTCGAGGGACAACTTCCCGAAACCGTACGAGGTGCTCCCGCAGGTCCAGGCCGACAGCGACGTGGGCATGGAGCTCAACATACGCGCTTACGAGGCGTTCAGCTCCGTGCTGCCGAAGAGCGAGCACGCCTCGGAGTGCGTGCTGAAGTCGCCAGGCGTACCGGATGAGTGGAAACGACTTCTTAATATTATGGGGGTAGGCCACAACCCCGAGGGAGTCCCCCCTTTCGACAATCGGGGCTACCTGTCACTGTTACGGGCGGAGAATAAAGACGCCTCGAAGCTGGTCGAGGTGCTACCGCCCGAGACACGTAGACGGGCGCAGTGGATAGTCGACCGGTTCGTACGGGGCACCGGCACGGACGCATCCATTGTTATCAAAAACGAAGTCATCGTAGGGATGCCTGACATGGACAAGACTGCCGTCTTCAAGAGAGCAATCGCGGACATGTGGCTGGAGGAGTATCGGAACATTGCCAAGCTGTATTTCGCGAATGATCTGGACGCTCTGACCTCTCGATACGGGATCTACTTCGCGTATATCGTAGGTCGGCGTTACCAGCCGGACAAGGTCGAGACCGTTGGGGGGCGACCCAGCGGCAAGCCTAGGCTGGTGAGGGACTGGACGGGCAAGTGGATCGTCGCGAGCAAGGAGCTGCCCGAACGGATCAGACGCAAGAAGCATGGAGGTCGTTTCCTATCGTGCCGCTCAAGGAAGATCAACGTAAGCCCGCTTAGGACTACATTCCCTCTACGCGCAATATGTCGATCCATCAAGCGGGCGGTGGACGCTGCGTATCCGGAGACGTTTAGGCAGGGTGACGCAACCTACACCCAGCTGACGCTGGAAGGTGCGAATTCCATGGCCTTGTTCGACGTCGACAACCACGACGTGAACATGCCTTTCGAGATCATGGTAATGTTCTGCGAAGCAGTCGGCAAGCAGTTCGGGTCGTTCTTCGGCCAGCTGATGTACGACACGTTCCGTATGGGCCAGATCATCAAGAACGACTACCGCGGTGGAACTGGGGTACGGGCCGAGGGTATCTCGTCGGACAGGCGCGACTTCATCGCCCGTTACGTCAATCCATCGGGGCATCCGGCGACCTCGCTGCTGGCTAACCTAGCGACGGCGATCTTCTTCTACGACGCCGGCGTGAGGTCGGGCAGATTGGTAGATACCGAGGGCGGAGTCGATGACTTCCTCCGCGGTCGCGCAAAGGACCGTGCCAAGATCATGGGCGACAACGTCATGCTGGCGACCAAAGAGGCCGGTGTCGACCTTGTATCTATCTACCGATCTAACTCGATCATGGCGCTCCTGTCCACAACGGAGACCTACGGCGGGCTCGTCGCCATGCAGACCGAGGCGGGCCCCATCATACTCGTCCCTAGCATAACTAGCTATGTGAATAATATCCTGGTGCCCGGCCGCGACCTGAGATCGCCGCAGCGTGGCTTCTGGGGGCCCGGGTGGAGGCTGAGGCAGCCTTTCTACAGGCGCGCCCCAGCTTATGACCTCGCCCACGAGACTATGAACGAGGTGGTGAACGCGGTACGAGGCGTACCGATGGACGCCCTGGCGTTGGCGGCGGAGCGCGACTCTGCCATTAGCGATCTCGCTGTGACGGAGATCGACGCCGAGTATCTGGCCAATCCTGACATAGTGGAGTACAAGCGCGACTACTCGGAGGTGTCGCCTGAGCTATTGGACATGATGAACGTAGTGATCCCACCCACGGAACACGCGGGAGCGATCTCCTGGCTTATGGAGATGGCTCCCTTACTCGATGAGGCGCAGCCGCCGTCTCACTCGTCGATGCAGCTCGCGGCACAGGAGACAGCATGAAGGCGCAAGATAAAGCGAAGAGGTACGAAGGACCGAGGCCCGTTCAGGCCGTCGAGGTGGCCCCGGCTGACCAGCTGGATCTGAGCAGGCCGTCCCAGATCGGGTACGACCTGCACATGGTCCTCAAGGGCCCCGGTGGCTATTACAGCAGCGGGCAGGGGCGGATCCGCCTGACGACCGGCGCGTGGCAGGGGCCCGGCCTCTACGCCCTCGTGCAGGCGAAGGAGAAGCTGAGGGGCAAGCAGGCCGTGGCGGACGAGCTACTCGGCGTGCCTGATCCGAATGCGGCCGCCGAAGGCAAGGCCGAGGACGATGACTGGCCGTGGGCGCTCGAGAGGCCGCGCCTGTATCACGGGATCCAGGACTACGGACCGTTCGGTGGCGACGAGCTCGAGCTGACTGAATTGCCCGTTGACATCCGCAGGGAGGGTGCGTCCGTGGCCAGATTTCCGGCCGGCCTGGTGGTCATCGTGGGCGCGTCAGGCTCCGGCAAGTCGGTGCTAAGCGAGCTGCTCGCAGCTGACGAGGTCGGTGAGCCGACCAGGAGGTCTATGGCCTACGGCCTCGGGCCGCTGGTCATCGCGATCCAGTCCGCTGTCAGGCGCGCCCAGAGCTCGAGACGCGGGTTTGCGGCGGTCGACAGCATGCGCACGCTAGTCGATCTCGCGGTGGACGCCGCCCCTGGAAAGGGCGGCATCTCCCGCTCGCTCGGTGCGTACCTGACCGTGATCGACAGCTACGCCCGGTGGAACGGCGTCCTGCTGTTCTCGACCCTGAACCTGATGACGGCCGACGAGGCGGCTCTCAAGGCCGCCCGAGAGCTCATCGACGGCAGCGCCCAGGGGACGATCCACACTCACGGCGTCAACGAGAAACGGGACGACGGAACGACCGCGCTGGTCATCGAATCCTTCACGACCCTGCGGCCGCACATGCGGTCCCAGAAGCAATCCCCCATCCGGAAGAAGTAATAGGAGAGACAAATGAAAACAGCAATCGAGAACGTGCTCGTATACACTGCCGCGGGCCGCCATGTCGCAGTCATGCGGACGCCGGTCGAGTTCGTGCGCACGGTGTTCAGTGAGTTCATGAGGAATAAGGTCTCCCCGTTGGCCGAGGTGCCGACGACCCGGCCCGAGATGGCCGGGGACGAGGAAGCCCAGGCGTCTCGCGCCAAGCGACGGGGCGGGAAGAAGGGCCACAAAGGAAAGGCCGATAGCGCGGGACCCGTCGGGCCCGACGCCGGGCCGTCCGACTCGGTCGTGACCGTCCCCTACATGGCGGATCTCGACATGTTCATCTCCCCGCCGACGCACGTGCCCAACGTCGCCGCACTGGTGGCGTTGCTGTCCAAGCTCGGCGCGATGATGTTGTCCCACGGGGCCCTGGAAGGCTACTTCAGGGCGCTGATGCGGCAGAGGCCCGCGGATACGATCTGGAACGATCGGGATTTCTACTCCACGATGTTCGATCTGGAGGTCGAGATCGCGAAGCACGGCATCGAGGGGATGAGCGACTACACCCCTGATGAGGCTTGGCTGTACGCGCAGGTCGCGACTGCCGTCCTCGCCCAGCACGGGATCGTCCGGTGGCCCAGCAACCTGGCAGCCTACCGCTTCATTCCCTCTCTCCTGGTCTCGTACCGCGACGTGCCCTACTTGGCTGCGGAGGGCGTGCTCGCCGGTCTGGAGTTCGACGCGCACCATTCGCCGCCCCAGAAGATGCGTTTCTCTATCGGGGACGTCATCACGTGGATGCGACCCCAGTTCCAGAAGCTGAGCAAGGTGCTCTCCCTGGCCAGCTCCAAGGCACACGTCGCGGGTCGGCTGGTCGACTTCGCGGCAGCCGTGGTGTCGCGGCGCGACCCGGCCATCGACGTCACCCCGTTCCAGGAGCTCGCCACGTTGGCGAACTTCATCTCCGTCGGCGTGCCGACGGTTCCTCCGAATCCGCTCGAGGCGAAGGTGATCGGCCCCGACGTGGCGCCCGTCATGACGTATGTGAAGGCGGCGCCGTACGTCGCTATCATTCCGGCGCGGACGTACGCTTCTGCATTCCGCGTCACGCGCGTGCGTTCCAAGCGCACGGAGCGCGTGGCGGCCACGTTCATCGAACGACGATACGGCCGTGACGCGACCGCGTCCTCGCTCGCCTACGCTCTCACGTATCACGACACGTGGGCCCTCGCCACCGCGCTCCCGGTTAAAACGGGCGTTTTCGATGCGGTGGTCTCTTCCCTCGACCGCTACATCAACGACACCGCGATTCCCGCGCTCATGGAGTCGTTCACGCAGGCAGATGGGGCGCAGATCCTCCACTCCACTCTACCGCAGGTCGAGCTCAGGGCGCTCGCCGCGTGTCTGGCGTCCGACGTCGACTACGTGTCCCCGAGCGTCCATCCCGACGCGGTCAAGGACTACAGCTTCATCTACAAGGCCGATACGTCGGCGCAGGGATGGGAAGCGATGACGGATACCCACACTGACGGGCTGGCGACCACGGATGACTGGACCGCGGTCCTCCGCGGCTCGATCATTCCGAGCGGGGAACGGACGTACCCGGTCGCCCCGGGCATCCTGCCGTACCTCCGCAGCGACGAGGCCCTGAACCTTGTCGGCACGAACCCGCAGCTCTGGCTCGCCGGTGACCTGGCGATCGGGGTGAGCGTGACCACGCCGATCTACGCGGTGGAGCGGACCGTGATCACTACGAAGGGCGTGACGGAGACGCCGCTCGAGATGACGGTCCACGAGCTGATGGGCATCGCGCCTACGCTCGAGAACAAGCTCATCATGGCATCGGCGGTGCGGGAGAGCCTCAGGCAGGGCGCCCTCATGGTATCCAGCCTGCAGGCCCTGCTCTCGAGGGGCGAGGCAAGCGCCGTGATCGCGTCGCTGACCGACGAGCCCCTGATCGATCTGTTCGGGCCCGACCCGATCGGCGAGTCCACCCGGAGCTCCATGCTCGCGATGGCCATGGTGGAGCTGCACGAAGGCATCCGAACGATCATGGCGGCGGAATCGTCGCAGGTTGCCTACGGAATGATGGTGAGGCGGGTTGGTCAGCGCTACTGGTCGCCGCGGACGCTCGACGAGGCGG